TGCAGCTCTCCAGGCCGCCGAATATCGCCTTGTTCCTGGCGTGATCGACGCGCACCTGCACCGTGCCGACCGTGCGCCACCGGTGACAGGTGCAAACGCGTTCTTGCTTTTGGCCGGCTTCCTTGCGCGCCGGATCGAACATCAGCCGCGCGGCCACGCTGGCCAGGCGGAACCGGCCGGCGCGCTCCGAATCGGGCGCTTTTTGCGGATTTAAGCCCGCCGGCCGGTCAACCGATTTTGCGATCATACCGAGAGCCGCGCGCCAGGGCGCGGCAGACCATCATAACCAGTTGATTTATAAGGCATTACCGACGCGGCGGCGGATTTGAGCGCCACCAGCTGCGCGGCCGTGAACAGCATCGCGCCCTGGCGCACCGCGTTGTCGACCAGGACCGCCACGCCCTCGCCGCTGCAGCCTTGCACCGTGCCGCGCGCGTTGCCGTAATCACCGCCCAGCACCTTGACCCGCTGGCCGACCTTGAACGGCGCAGCTGCAGCCGCTTTTTTCTTTGACGCCTTGCCCTTTGCTCGACTCATTGCATCGACCTCCACAAAAGAAAAGCCGCCCCGATACCGGCAGCGGCAAGAAGAAAGCGACGGACGATCCTGCAGCGTTCGCAAGTCATTCCGTCGCAGCCATTTCATCGCGCACCCGGCGCGCGACCTGTTCGGCCTCGGACAGCGCATAGAGATACGGGCGCAGGATGAATTTAAATTCCTCATCGAACGCCTGGCGCACCAGGTTGACGTTTTTCTGGAACTCGGAATATTCATCGAGCAGCGGCGACATCACGCGCCGAGGGAACTCATGTTCGATTTCAATTTCCTGGATTTCCCGCAGCGTTCGGATGCACTCATGCGCCTGGCGGCTGAACCGCTGCAGCAGGTCATTGATGGCATCGACGGCGACGATCTGGATCGGCGTCAGTTCGTCGGGTTTCATCGGCCGATTGTTGGCGCGGCGGAATTCCAGCGAGTAGACCGCCGGCACGTTGGCGCGTGACTTCGTCGGCGGCTGGCGCGGCGTTTCGATCTTCACGCGCGCGTTCATGCCGTCACCCGTTCGATAATCGCCTTGTATTGCCTGGCGCGCTTCATGGCGAAGCCGTTCGGAATTCCCAGGCGGCCCAGGATCAGCGCCGTTTCGACCCAGGCGCGGAACCGCAGCGCAATGAATTCCAATTCCAGCAGCTGCCGGCGGTCCATCCGTTCCAGGGCGGCGCGGTTCATACCCGCGCCCCTTCGATTTTCACGGTCAGCCGCACCATCGACGGCGACCGCTTGAACCGGCACATATCGCCATGCGACACGGCAACATGGTTCAGATAAGGCGACCCGCGACGGTTCCAGGCGAATTTGTAGCCGACGCCTTCCCGCGCGCCGCGCCAGCCCTGGCAGATCAGATCGATTTCACGGGCGACAGCACCCGCGATGCTTTCCCGTTTCAGAAGATCCATTTTTTCCTCCAAGTGGTTGATGTGCCTGCGGCGGCAGCCCACGACCGCTTGGAGTCGGATTTTTAAGTGGGCTACCGCACAGACGACGCCGGCAGAATAGCTACGTACTGGTTAACGGTCAACGAATTCGTAACTGTTGCAGGCCGCTTAACGTCGGCGTAATGTGAACGCCTCATCGCAATACTTGGAGAAAACGCAATGAAATCAACGATTCAATGGTTAGATGCCGTTAAAAAGAAGCACGGCTTGACCTCCGACTACAAGCTGGCGCAGCGGTGGGAAGTATCCCGCGCCTTGATAAGCAAATATCGGAATGGCGATGAGTTTTTGAGCGAGGAAACGGCCGCAAAAGTCGCCGCCGATACAGGCCAGCCGCTGCATTACGTGCTGTCATGCGCGGCGGTCGAACGGGCGAAACGCCCGGACGCCCGCAAAGCCTGGGAAACCGTCGCCAGGGCGGCGGCGGCTGGTGCTACTGCGCTGTTTTTACTGGTTTTTGTCGGCGGCTGGCTGCCGGTCGATGGCCTGGAACTGGCCTTTTTGATGCCTGCAGGGATTACACATTATGCGCAAATCGCGCTGGGAATGGCCCTGTGGCTTGCGCTGGCGGCCGCTGGCTGTGCGCTCACCACCCGGACGCTACCCGGACATCAAAATCGCTTCCCGATAGCCTACAGCCCCAAATAACAACAAATCGGGGGTTTTACATGGATTCGGGGGAAATCCTGGCCGCCACCAGCGCGGCCGAACTCGCAAACCTGGCCGGCGTCGATGCCACCACCGCCCGCCGCTGGAAATCCGGCCGGGCGCGGCTGCCGACCGCCGCCGCCCGCCTGGCCGCGCTGCGCATCCTGGGCGACCTGGAAAGCCTGGCCGGCCCGGACTGGACCGGCTGGCGCATTACCCGCGATGGCCGCCTGGCGTCACCACGCTGGCGCCGGCCCTTCGAACGCTGGGAGATCGAGCAGCTGCCGCAGCTCCACGGCCAGGCCGCCGGCTTCGATGTCGAGCGCCGGCAGCTGCAGCAGGACATCGAACGCCTGCAGCTCGAGCTGGACCAGGAAAAAAAACGCGCGGCTTTTTACCGCGCGCAGCTGGTGAATGAATCGAGACTAGGACTGGCGTTTATGGTCCCGCCTCGCTGAAAGGCTGTATGGCGCGCCCAGGGCATCGAGCCGGCGATGTGCATGGTCGATGTCGGCGCGCAGCCAATCGAGTTTCACCGACACCACGCCCCAGGTGACCGCGCCGTTGACGGCGGCCGTGATGGCGACAACCAGCAGGGCTTCGACCAGGCCCATCACACCCCCCAGTCGATGTTCCCCAAATCGGTGCCCGTGATATAGCGGCCCGTGTAGGGATCGACGACGCCGGAAATATATTCGCCGTTCACGATGCTGGCCCCGCGCGGAATGTTGATCCGCGTCGAGGGACCAGGAGTCCGCAGCCGGGTGTATGCGAACAGGCCCGCACCGACCGCGCCGACCACCACGGCCGCGAAAACCAGAGGATCCATTTTTTTAGCCATTGCCCGCCTCGTTAAAATCAGATCCACCGAACAGCCGCACGCCCGCCCAGTAGAACAGTGACACCACATGCCGGCCGATGAACGTCTTGCCGTTCTCGCGCATGCACTTCAAAAACCGGCTGTCCGCTTCGCGCCGCGTGATCGGGTTGCCCTCTGCATCGCGCCCGGTGCGGTAATGCACATCATGCGCATCACAGCACGGCCGGAAATAAAGGTCCGGCACCTTGCTGCAGCCATCACCGCCGAGCGCCGCGGCCAGCTCCTGGTATCGCTTCACGAAAAGACGCCCTTCAGGAAGTCACCGGCCGGGCAGCTGAATGACGCATCCCACCAGCGGCCGGCGGCCATGTCGAGCGCGCATTGCGATTGATCGGTGCGCGGAATGCCCACCAGGTCACCGGCGCCCTGCACCGTTTCCGAAATGACGCCATCGGCAAATTCCACCGCAGCGCCACCGACCGCGCCGCCGACCGTGCGCGCGTTGCGCATCAGCAGCGGCAGCGCGACCACCAGCACCACGCCTAGGCCGAGGCCGACCAGGACCGCGCGCCCCTGGGCGCAGTTGAGGCCTGGCAGCTGGACGGCGCAGCTAGACATAAATTTCCTTGACGCCATCTTCACGCGTGCGCGCCCAGGCATCGAGGACCGGATCGTAAACAAAGCCGGCCGGCGCGCTGTTCGCATAGCGCAGGTAACCGTTCATCGCGCCGGCGGCATCCTGGCGCGCCCAGCGCAGCAGCCAGTAAGCCAGCGTGGCCGCACCGGCCAGAATCAAGAGATCGGATGCTTTCATGCGTAGGAACCCCCGTTGAACATCGCCACTTCCTGGGCGCGGCGGTTGACCAGGCCCTGAACAATTTTCCCGCCCGCCTTGCGCCACAGCGGCAGCTGCGCAGCTGCGCCGGCATAGTCGCCAGCATTCAGCAGCCGCAGCAGCGTCGAGCGCCGGAACGCACCAGGGCCGACGTTATAAACAAACGACACCAGCGCATCGAACTGCGGCTGCGACAGCGGCACTTTCACCAGGCTGTTAACTGTATCCTCAGCCTTGCCGACATCGTCGGCCAGCAGCCGCGTGGCGAATTCTTCCGTGATGGAATCCCACCACTCGCCCGGCTTGAGCAAATGGCCATAACCGATGGTCCACAGCCCGGCGACATCCTTATACGGCTGCAGCCGCAAGCCCTCGAACTGTTTCAGGTGCGCCAGCCCGGCCAGCGATATTTCCATGCGACCACCCCACACCGAATAAAAAACGTTTTCCACCTTGTAGGCCACCGGCAGGAAGGCATCAGCGACCGCATCAAAGCCGCCGACCTCGTATTCCTCGCCGGACGGCGGCGCGTAGTCACCGCCGCCCAGCCATTCAAAACCGACTTCGGGCGAATCGTCGTAACTGTATTGCCCCTGCCCCCGCTGCAGCTCACGCGCGACCAGGTAGGCGATGGCACCCGCCCCCGCGATCACGACAACAGCCGCTGCAGCGCGCGCAGTCATTTCTGCACAGGCGGCACGAACGCCGCGACATTGCCGAAATCACCCGCCGTCAGTTTGGCGAACAGCTCCCGGCCGTGCTGTTCCGGATCATCAGCCGATGCGGTAAATGGCAGATCGACGCCCGGCAGGTGCGCGACCTGCACGACGCAATCGATGGCCCGCCCATCAGCTTTCGACGCGCGCGGCGCGGCAACCTGTTCGATTTTCACTTTCATGCGATCCTCAGCCAGAGCGAAGTTTCCCCCTGCGTTGACCCTGCCGTGGTTTGCCCCATCAATCGCCAGGTCCCGGAAGGCACGGAACCATTCGTGACGCCTTCGGCATCGGTGAACCGCAGCGTGCTGCCGGCCGCCGTGTAGCCTGGCGCCTGGCCGACACCCGGACATTTCATAAAGGCATAGGTGCCGACGCCGCCCGCAGCCAGCGCCGCGTTCCCGTTCGCCACCTGGGCGCTGGTGACCGTGGTCACCGTCGCCGCGTTGCCGGAAATGCTCACGCCCCAGGTGCCGGACGCATTGCCGCCGGCGCGCGTAGGCACGTCGAGATTCGTCCTCGCCGTGGCCTTGTTGAGAACGTCGTTTAAGTTTTCGGCCTGCTTCATCACGCCGATGACAGGAGCGAAAAACATCAGGCCTCGATCACATGCACGTTATCGCCAGCGGCCGCGCTGGACCGAATGCCGCGGATTTCACCGACCGGCACCACCGAAGGTTCCCAGACAGCGCCCGGCGGCAGCTCGATGCAAGCCGGCGTTGCCGTCGCGGCCGCACCGTCGCAGCGCACCCACAGCGACAGGGAAGCATGCTGATTCTGGATCAGCAAATATTTTCGGCCACCGTTCGCCGCCAGGATCACCGCGCTGGCGTTCGTGACGCCGACCGCTGCCGGCGCATGAACGCCAGTCGGCGGCGATGAAATCGACACCGAACCGGCGACACGATCCGCACCGACACGGCCCCGGTAGACATCGACGGCCACAGACTGCAGCGCGCTGGACGTGATGACCAGGCGATCAAAGCCGCCGGCCGGAGCCGCCCAGTAACCCGCCGTCGCGGCGCGCAGGTTTTCCGGCAGCACCTGGCCGAGCCGGTAAAAATCCACATCAATGGGCGCGGCGCCGGTTTCGATGCGCAAGAAGTCGCCACCAATGGCGAAATCTTTAGGCGTTGCCGCCGCGAAGGTTTCCGATATACGCATCAGCGCGCCCCTTTTCCGAATGAACGAACCGCGACGATGGCCACCGCAGCGATGACGCCATAGGCCACCAGGCGCTTGGCATCGCCCTCGCCTTTTGCGTTGTCGTAAGCCGCCGCCACCGTCGCGCCGGACGCCTTCACGATTTCCGCATTTTCAGTGATGACATCGAAGCTTCGATTAAAAACGGAGTTGGCCAGGGCGATCAGCTGCAGCGACGTGTCGCCGGTCAGATCGACGCTTTTTCCGGCGAACTCCAGCGCCGCCTGCACCGCCCCACCATCCAGCGCCGTGACGTTCACATTCGAAGAATCGGAACTGATGCCGATTCCCGCATCAACCACCAGGCGCTTGTCGATGTTCTGCGTCGTTGTTTCGTTCGACGATGAAGAACCGCCGCCGCCACCGTTGCAGGGCGCGCGCTTCGAGCCTGGCACCACACCCCAGCCGCAGCCGATTGGATCCATTTTGTTCATGCTGCAGCCCTCGCCAGCACCATGCCGCGCGGCGCGTAGCCCAGCCGCATGAATGACCGGATCACCGACCGGCGCGCCGAATGGATGCGGTAAAACTTAACCCCGTAGAACTTCGATTCCAGGGCACGCACCAGCGCCGGCAGCCGTGACCTGGCGAACGGCAGGCGGCCGGCAGCGGCATCAATCACGCCCTCCGCGCCCAGCTCCCGCTGTTCGACGCGCAGCACGATGCAGCCCAGCACTTCGCCGGTTTCGGTCTCGATCACATCGAACAGCTGCGACCGGCCGGCCTCGACATCGAGGCGCAGCGATTCTGCCGACATCATCGGGTCACAGATCACCGCGCGCGCCAGCTGCGCCGCATGTGACGGCAACCAGGCCGAAGGCCGCAGCGTCAGGCTTTTTTCTTGATCCATACAATCCCCGCCAGGGCGGCCGCACCGATGGCCGCAGCGATCAGCCAGGAAGGCACCCCGGCCGTTTTTGACGACGTTGCGCCACCCGGCCCGAAATCGACCACAAAGCCGGAGTTGTCAAACGTGAAAGAGTTGGCCGAATCGACCCTCGAAGGCCCGGCTGGATTGCCGCCGACCACCTTCGACAGCACAGGACTTGCAGCCTGGAACCAGGCCAGAGCAGAAGGAGCCACAGAACCCCCGCCAGTTTGAGGAAGCCCCGGAAAATCATCTTCCGGGATCGGCGCGCCAGCGGCTGGCCAGCCCATGCCGGCCGCCGTTACTTCAGAGCAGCGTAGGCGACCAGGCCGACCGCAGCGACACCCAGCGCGATCACCAGGGGCGAGGACAGCGCCGCGCCCAGGCCCGCCGGCTGGCCGCGCAGATACGCGTTGCCGTTGCCGGTCAGCGCCAGCTGCCGCGACACGTCATCAACCTGGTAGGCCTTCAGCGTTTCCGCATCGATGGCGCGGCCAATGCCGTAGCTGGCCAGCTGCTGCCACCATTCATCACCGAGCAGCAGCCCCGGTGGCGGCTGCACGGTTGGCGTGCCGTAGGTATAGCCCGGAAGCATGGCGGCCCCTTAGTTGTTGGCCAGCGGGTCGAGCAGCTCCGCGACGATCCCGACGTTGCCGGAACCGTTGACGGTGACATACCACTCGTGCGTTTGGGCATTGGCGGCTTTGTGCGCCTTGCTCATGTTGCCGTCCTCGATGAAATCGAGGCCGTAGATGTTCGACTGCGGCACCCGCTGATTCTCGCCCTGGATGAAATCGTTCAGCG